ACTAAGATTCTTGTTGTTCCTCTCAATCTGCGATTGAATAACTTTGATCTTTTCCTCATAGATTTCTACCTTTGCTACTTGTGGTGCTACAGTGCTTGAATGTTCAATGTGTGCCTTTGAAAGATAACCAAAGATTCCCATTGAAGTGATGCCCATCAACAGCACCACAGCAATGAGAAAATAAAGTTTGAGTGCTGAGAATGTTGACTTCCAATGATTATATACCCACGATACAGTTACAAGTTTTGCTGCTTCAAGCACAGAACCCATGATGATGATGGGCCAGTATGATCCTGGAAATATCTGAGCAAGGCCAATAACCGAGTAATAAGCAGCAATACCCGATAAGGCAATAGCAGTCAAAAATGGTAGTATTACGTGTATCATCCGAAGAAATCTTCTAGTGTAGACTTTTTCTCAGTGTTCCAACCAATACATGTTAGAATGATTTGAATTGGATCAATGAAAGTTTTTTCAAACTGTGTTTCATAATCAATAAACGGCTGCAAATCAAACTCTTTAGGCAATCTCATTGGAAATGAAACAACCGTATCTTTGAAATGATTTGGCGTTTTTAGATAGGTAAACTTTAGTTTCTCACCTTCTTGCAAAAGAGGATACTTATTAGTTAGATTATACTCTTTTAGAAAGTGATTGTAAAGTATAGCACCCTTGACATGAATAGGTGTTCCTTTTTTATATATTGTTTTGGAATCAGAATACTCTTTCAAACCATTGAGTCCACGTGGAAAAGATATATCTTCAACAGGTAGTTTCATAAAATCTTGTTTGAAATCGGCAATAAACTTTTGAACGGTTTGTTCATCTGTGTTTACAACCAAATCTACCAATTCATACATCTTGTCACGTACAACAGTAGGTGTTGATGACTTGACCATTTCAAGACCCATGACTTTGAGTTTTGGCTTAGCATATCTGACACCTTCGTTGTCATACACATTCAAAATATACCGCTTCTTTGCTGTCCAGATACCTTTATCAGACAAGCCTTCACGTTTCATTTGCATTTTTTGGTCGAACGCATAAACATATTCAGCAAGTTCCTGATAACTCTGATCGATATATGGTTGAATCTTCTCTTCACAGATTTTGTCCATGAAGGCGATAACTTTCTCAGTTGATGGTTTTTTCTCATACACAGAATCAACCAATGGACCAAGATTGAGATAGATAGAATCTGTATCCGAAGCAATAACATAGTCAGTATTAGATTTTAGGATTTTATTCAAATATTCGTTGAGTTTGTTTTCAATCCAACGAATGGATAATTGACCAGCTTGAGTAATAGCAAGTGCTTGACGCAAATCATAAAACCTGAAATACTGAGAGCCCATTGCGCCGTAGGCTGAGTTTAGTGAAACTTTCTTGGCAAGTTGAAGATTGTTATATCTTGCAATCAGCTTTTCAATTTCTTTTCTTTTAGATTCATTTGTTTCTTTTTCGTAATCTTTCTGTGATTGAATCATCAACTTCTTGAACTTCTTACGATCTTCATACATATCAACCATCATGGCTGGCAGAAAGCCTTGCTTGTCTGTGCGGAAGAACTGGCCATTTGGTGTGATTGTGACCTTTTCAAGTTTACTGGTGTCTAGTTCTCTATTCAGTAAACTTTCAACGGATGCTTTCACTGCAAGATCACGCATTTCATCAGTATAATCACGTGTCTCAACAAGTGTTTCTGGCGAAATATTGTATTGCATAATCAAATGTGGATACAGACTGTTCAAGTCAAATGATGCAACCCAATCGTGCATACCAATCTGTGGCTCTTTGACATATGCACCCTCAAACGCTTCATTCTTTTTCGCAATACGGCGTGGAGGTACAACAACATTTCTTTCTAGCAGATAGTTGTAGATCAGTGCGTCCCACATTCTTGTCTGTGCAAAGACATCATCGTAGTTTGTCTTGGTATCATACGCAAGAGTCAGTGCTAGTTCAATCAACTTCAACTTATCTTCAAGTCTTAGAACCAGTTTTACGTCTTTGATGTTATAGTCAATGAACTTTTGATAGTCAAGTTTGTATAATTGATGAAGGCTGTCATACTCATCATATGACAACTTACTCTCACCAAGTTCTACGTTGGCAACCGTATCAAGACGATAGTTTTCAATGTTTCTGCCACCTGGAGCATACCATTGATATAGCTCAAGATAGTCAAGTGCAGACACACCCACAATATCATAAACTGTTTGTTCTTTACCTTTGAATACGGTGTCACGTTGAGAGATTATTTCCCAAGGTGACATTTTCTTTACGTCATCTTCGCCAAGTACACGTGTGATACGATTGATAAGATAAGGAATATCAAAGAACTTGATATTCCAACCAGTAACAACGTCAGGGTGATCGCTTGTCCAATCAGCAAGAAAACGTTCACACAAGTCGATTTCATCTTTGCAAGTAACATAATCTACATTCTCATCATTGTTGCGATATGATCCACATCCATAGACTTTAGTTTTACCACCCAGTCTGTGAATACCAATTGCAGTGATAGGTTCAGTTGCTTTATATGGATTAGGAAAGCCATTTTCTGAACCAACCTCAATGTCTATGAAAGCAACATGTAACTGAGAAATGTCCCAATCAATAACGCCTCTAAAAGTGTCAGCAATGAATGCGTATTCATAGCGTGTATTGCCATAGATTTTAAAGTTTGCAACTTCTTCATAACGTTTGACAAAATCACGTGCCTCCCGAATAGTTTCAAATTTCATAGGTTCCAGCGGCTCATTGAATAGTGAGCGCCACTGTGATTGTTTGTTAGACTGTAAAAACAAAGTCGGAGAGTATTTGACTTTGCTCTTTACTCTCCGACCGTTTGTTACACCACGAAACAATATATGATTACTGTGAACACATACGTTTGTATAATATTTTGACATTAAAGTTTTAGTCCGGCAGGTGCTAATTCGATTCTACTAAACATTCTACGATATTGTTCTAACAAATCAGAAACAGGTGTGTTGATTGTTAGAATATCGGCATTTTTGAGATTTATGCCTTTGTCGAATTCCTCAACAAAAGCAAGATATGGCGCAAATCCAACACCACCAGGATCATTTGCAGAACGTGGTGGTACCGAAATTACTTGAACTGGATTTTTGACAATAATTCCAATATCACCTTCATCAGCAATTTCACCGATGATAGTTTGATGTGTTTTGAACGTGATACATTTTATGTTCATACTGTTACCTTAGTTGTTGGTTCATAAACGTCAAGTGTGACCCATTTTTTAGGAAACAACATTTCACGACCACGAAAGTCAGCGATGTCATATGTTGGATCATCAACAAGACCGATTAGTTCGACTTTATTGTCGAAATCACGCATTACAAGATCATACTTGTATGCTTTGGGAAGTTTGGAATTTGCTTCAGCAAGTTGCTTAGCCACTTTTGTAATATTGCTCATAATTTACTCCTCACATTTATTAACTTTAACTTCACATTGTTTCAAAAAGTTGATTCCTGCATTGCTTCTATAATCGTGCTTGTAATAGACCTCCTTGATTCCCGACTGATATATCATTTTAGCACATTCTAAGCATGGTGCGTGGGTAATAAACATTGCAGCACCCTCACTTGAATTTGTTGACCGAGAAACTTTTGCAATAGCGTTGGATTCAGCATGAAGCACTTCTGCTTTGGAACGCAATCTTGTCCATCCATGTGCGGTTTCGGTAAAACCATTTTCTATCAACCATTCATTTGTGTAGTGACACTCGTCTTTGAAAATGAATTCAACTTCTTCACACATATTATTCCAGCCAGATGGCATACCATTGTAGCCGATACCAATAATTGTGTTGTCTTTGACGATTACACATCCTACCTGTAATCTTTGTGCGGTAGAAAGTTCAGCGTAAACGCTGGCTGCTTTCATATGGGCTTTTACGTATTTCTCTTTCATTTAGAAGTAAGCACTCACTTGCATATAAGAGTTTTGTCGAAAAATCGTTCCGGGTTACTCCAGAATCACAAGCGGAACCCGAAACACGTTTACATCATTTGCGTATATAAAGAATGGTAAAAATCTTTCACCCAAGAAGCCTGGATATCGCCACGGTAATGGTTCTGATGTTGTCTGCATTCTTGGGTATGCTGTTTTTGCATTTTTCCACACATATTCTAATAGTTCAAATAGTTCACTGACATATTTCTTGAACAGTTGCTTACGCATCACATAACAAGTTTCAAAACTTGCTTCATTACCATGCCACCAGTTCATCTTGCTTCGATAGTCAGGCATCAATTGTTCAATGCCTTCTAAAAACAAATTGATATACTCTGCCGGTTGTGATTGTAGATATTGATCAATCACTGAGTATGGTAGAGGTGTCAGTCTATTTGTTATTATATCATGAGTTTGCAACAATGTCAATGCTGCATCTCGTTGTTGATCGGAAGAAAGATAATTGGCACTTTGAATTGACGGTGCCATACCTGCTTTGATGACATTGGATTCTAGTCCATCATCAAACTTCAAATATCTACGGTATGTTGTACATCCAATATAGTCTGCTTGACCATATTTCCATAGGTAATATTCGGATGCTTGTTGACCCATTGCACGAAGAAACTCATCCTCATGGCAACCAGAATAGTAATGCATATATTCGTGAATACTATGCATCTGTGTAGTGTTAATATAATTGCCAGGTCCGGGTGGGTGCCAACCATAAGGATATCTACCACCAGCAAAAGCGGCTTTCATCCAACTTGAATCATGATTGAATGGAAAGTCCTTATGAAAGTGACTTACCATCAATATGTCATTCATCTGGTGTCTCTACTTTTGCTTTCTTTTTGAATTCGATGCGTGGAGCAATGATTGCTTTGATCATCTCTTGTTTGTAATCACGCTTACGCTCACCTGTCATTGAAGAAAGTGATATCTTCAATGCTTTGTTCATTTTAAAATTTGAATTAGATTTCATTACCATGTCCAAGAAACATATGAGTATCGTGTACCCTTTGTTACCATATCAACTCTGTGTGGATAAAGAAAGTTTGATGGGAATATCATAATCTCTCCCTCTTTTAATGGCACGATTGTATCTTGCCAAAATACAAGTTCACCGCCTGCATAATCATTGTTAAGACCACCAAGAACTGTTAATGTTGGTATACCTTTACGCTGACCATCAAACATTGAATGAATGTGATCACAATGAAGTTTCATGTTGGTATCGGGACGATAACGATTGAATCTTATCTCAGTGTATCCTTGCCATCCAGAATACCAATTACAACCCCACTCCATAAGTTCTTCATGATATCGTTTTAAACCTTCCCACACTCTTTTCATTATGTAATCTTTATGTTTTACATTTGACCATGTGACTGAAAGTTCATGTTCATAAGATTGATATGAATCATTATGATAATCATAAAAATTATGCGTTTGAAATTGTCCTTCTACTTTTTCAAGTTCAGCAACAGTTTCTTGGCACACATCTGGAGTGAGCCAATCAGAATAAACTTTGAGATATGATCGTAAGTCTTTGTCCATTATATACCTTTTTTCAACAAGTGGGGCTTGCGCCCCACTCTATTACGCAGCCTTCTTTTCCTCTTGCAGAAGTTGTGGCTGGAATGTTTTTAGTTCATTACCAATTTCAATCTTACGTGGTTTCTTGTGTTCTGGAATGATGTTCTCAAGTCCAACACGTAGAATACCATCTTTGTATTCTGCACCTTTTACTTCAATGGTGTCAGCAATAGTGATTGTTTTAGTGAAAGAACGAGTGCCAATACCACGATGTAGATATTCAAG